ATACCTTGTTGGTAGTTTTGACCAATTGCGGCATTAGAGGCTTGTTGATTTTGTAGATTTGCACCAAATCCCGCCAATTGAGCTTGATTTGCAAATTGTGCATTAGCTTGCGCTTGAGCATATTGTTGCGCTTGTGCTTGGTTTGCCGCCGCTTGTTGTTGCAATGCAGTATTTTGATTTTGTTGAATAGCCGCATTTGCCGCATTAGATGCCGTCATGCCTTGACCAAAATTTTGTGAAATAGCTTGATTAGAGGCTTGTTGAGCCGCTAAACCTTGTCCAAAGTTTTGCCCAATAGATTGATTTAATAATTGTTGCGCACTTAAACCTTGACCATAATTTTGCGCAATTGCTTGGTTTTGCGCTTGTTGATTTTGCAAATTAGCGCCAAAACTTGCCAATTGCGCTTGATTACCAAATTGACCCGATTGTAGTTGTTGGGTAAAACCTTGCCCTTGAGCCGCGTTTTGTGCTTGTTGAGCCGCTAAAGCATTTCCAAAGTTTTGTTGAGTTCCAAGATTGCCATATTGACCCGCTGCCAAGGCTTGATTGAAACCTTGTTGATTGGCGGCAGTATCCAAGCTAATTCCTTGCAAAGCCGCTTGGGTCAACAAGTCATTTTGTTGTTGGCTTTGATCTAGCATGGCATTTTTATACGCCTCACCACCCGCGACTAAACCTTGGTTTGCCAAGTTTTGAGCATTGAACTTTTGTTGACGCTCTAATTGAGGCGCAAGCCGAGACATGATTGCCGCTTGTCCCGTAGTGCCCGCATTGACAGGCATTTGGGCAACATTGCTCAAATTTAATTGATTGTTGGAAAGATAATTATTGGGGTTTAGGTTTTGATTGATTTGACCAATATTACCAAGTGATTGTTGCAAATTAACGCCTTGAACACCACCTTGTGCCGTTCCATATTGAGAAGGGTTAATACTTCCCGCTAAACCATATTGATTTGCCGCAACATCGCCTTTGGCTAATCCGTACTGACCCGCACCAATGGATGAAGCAGAACCATAACTAGCCAAATCAGGGGCGTTTTGAACAGTCCCATAATTGCTATAACTTTGTTGGAGTTGAGGGGCGGCTACACCACCCGTAGCTTGAGCGCCCGTGTATCCACCACTCGCTGAACCCATTTTTGCCAAATCGGGCGCACCCGCTACTTTTCCAGAATCAGCAACGGAAAAAATACCCGATGGCCCCGTGTACTCAAATGGCTTGCTAATAATGCCCGATGCGGTTGTAAGACCTTTTTCACCAAGGGCCGCCAATCCTTGTTGAACACGTTGTTGCGCCTCCAACGTGGCTTGTGCCGTTGGGGTTAAATTTTGGGTAATTGTTGGTTGATTTGTAACGGGATCAAACGTAACGGTTTGACCACCTAACGGGCCATTGATGTTAGGGTTGTTTAAATAACCTTGAGTAATTGCCGTGTCTTTATTTGCTACGCCTTGAGCAGTGGCAGCCGCAGCATAATCGGGCGTTGCGGGTGCGGATGGGGATGGGCATAAGAAAGCCATGTTTATTCCTTAAATTCGTATGTTTCGCCTGATGGCTCATAGTTTGCTCTTTGAAGCAAAACGCTCAAATCTTGATTTTTCTTGTGGCTAATCATGACTTGGCTTACACCATTGATTTTGAGCATTTGCCCCGCTAGTTTGAGCAATTTGCAAATTCCAAGACCGCCCCGATGATCGGGCAATATGTAGTAGAAAATATCTAGTGCTTGCATTGCGCCATAAAAAGGCGATCTAAACACCATAAAACCCGCATGACCCGCCAATTCACCCGTTTCGGTGCGCAAGGTAAAGTATGCAAAATTTCCCGTTCTTTCTAGCTCAATCATGCCGCCCAAATCGCTTTTTAGGTTGGCATTGCCATAAAGTTCAATCCAATGTTTACCAATAAGTACAACGGCTTCGGCTGAAACATCTGCAAATCTCTCCATCTTTGCGTTCATATACCCGCCCATCCTTGTTGGAACACCACATCGGTTGAGGCCCACTCAATTTGCAAGCCTTGTGAGGCCGATTTTAATTGAATCCCCGCGCAATAGCCAATGCCCGTCACGCCTTGCCAATTATTCGTGATAATTGTGCCACTCGCCCATAACGCGTTATCCCAAAGTGATGTGTCCCACAAACCATAAGTGGTTGGGCTAAAGTTTAAACTTCCCGTTGTATTTGATACGTCAAAATCAACATTCATACCAACCAAAATTGCGGGCGTTCCATCCGTAAAAATAGACGGTCTTGCTCTTGTAAAGTATTTCTTTACACCACGGCTTTCATAATAATTGAACGCTTGCAAAGCATTTGCATTGATGTCATTGATGTCATCGGCATAACCATTCCAAGCCAAACCAACATAACCATTACCACCAAAATAAGGGTTATCACTAAATGTTTCCCAACAATTAGCGGCCCATCCCGTAAACCTAGTCCATGACTTTGTAATGGTATTCATCACAAATTGCTCTTGTACACCAAGACCAACGGGCACATTGATCCACAAAGCATTGTTTTTGGCGTGATAAAGCAAAGCCCAACCAAATGAGTTTTGGTATAGCGTTGTTGCCTCGGTAATAGCGCCTTGAATTTTGTCGGATAAATTTATTCTTGGGTCTAATCGGCTTGATTGCAAAGCGGAGGCTAACGGCAACAAGCCATCTAAACTTAAAATCAATAGGTCGCCACCATACTTGTACAAACAACGCCTAGAAACGGGCGCTCCTAGCTTCCAAACGCCCGCTAAAGCCCAAGTGCTTGCGGATGCGGGGTCTGTACCCCGATAAACAATAATCTCGCCTTGAGACGTTACAAACACAAGGTTATCGTCCACGCCATAACCCGCGTCAATCGTCCATGCACTAAGCGAAACAATATAACCACCCATTCGGGCGATAGAACTCAAATCTAAAACTTCGGCAGCACCACCAACCGAATTGGTTGGCAAATACCATGCTTTCAAACTCTCTTTTTCAATAAACCAAACACGGTTTTTAAACAAAGTGACATTGTTGAGTTTGTTTGTAGTTATGCCCGTGATTGCTATTGGTGAGCTTGATGCGTTAATACTTGCCCAAGTCGTGCCGTTGTAAAGCAATGGGTCATCTACGCCATTACAAGCATAGAGGAAGCTACCCCCAGGCGTTGTAACGTTGATATGCTCAAAACGGCTATTTGTTAAACCCGTTTTTTCGGCAGCGCCAACAGCGCCTTTAGTGGTGCAATTGTAAATTGAACCGTTAGCGACCCCAAACAATTTGCTTACAGAACCCGTCTCATAAGCCATTAAGGTTTCGACTTGGCCTGTAATTCCCGTTGACCATTTGTTATATCCACCGCGCAAGTTCACACTTGACACGGTTGGAAAGAAGTTGGTCATTGTCACCGCATCGGTTGGTGACATATTTGCCAATGAATCACGCACATTCCAACCCCCAACGGGTGCGGGAATACTTGCTACATTAGCGGCAGTCCTTTGGGCAATTTTTGGCATTACGGTGAAGCCCCATAACCGCTATCAGGAATGTTGTCATAGCCCACCAAAATCGTTCCTGGCCTTGGCGCAAACGACAAATTAGCCGCAGACATATCCAAAGCAATTGCCGCTTCCATTTCTTCCAAATAGTTGCGATACATTGCCGTTGTGTCAAAACCTTTAGCCTCAAAATATTTGAGCTTGGTTGAAAGAACTATTAAACGGTCGGGATAAATGCAAGTGTCAGAATCATTGGTAAATGATGTTTTTGGAATATCCGTTGAACTATTTGCCCAAGCATTTGAACGGTATTCGTAACCCAAAAACTCAGCGTTAGAAAAGCCAGGCCATATTTGAAAATACTTGCTAAACAAACGCCACCGAATCCTTGGGCCTGTCGCAATGTATCCCGACAATAACCACTCCCATTGTTGAGCATCTTCGGGGCCAAGCATTTCCCAATGCTTGTCCTTATCCCACATTGTCCTTGGGATGATCGCTTCATAATCGCTTGGAAACGCATACTTCATCTTTTGGAAGTACACGGTTGCATTGGTAGAGGCGGCAGTTGTTTTTCTATCAATAGTGACAGATGTGCCCGAGTCTACCGTTTGAATAAATGTGTTTTGGTCAATCCCCGTGCCAACCACCATATAGGTGTTGTCTAAGCCAGTTGTGGACGGGATTCCCGTGATTGATGTGCCACTACTACTCCATGTGCCCGTAGTGGTTAAATATTCGGTATAGAACTGCTTTTGCTTTGTAAGCGTTCGCCAAGGATGTTTGCGCAGAAACTCATATCCACTTGCGTTCATTAACGCAAGAATTTGGATAATGTCTTGATTAGTATTTCCAGCAACACTTGTCGGTGTTGTCACGCCTAATTCATTGGTAACTTGCTGCACTAACTGAAGCATAGTGCTAGACATAATTTA